GTTTAGGCCAGTTGCTTCTTTCCATGTTCTTACTTCACCTGTATCAATGTCTTTAGTGACTACCAGATGGATCTTCTTGTGTGATAGATCCGTTTCGATGTCTAGAACGATCCTCATACTCTTTACTTTCTTCTATGGGCAAAAACTCAGGACATCCATCCATCTTTTTAGGGCTACTCATAAAGTAACTCTGCCAATGACTGTTTGGAAGAGCTACATAACGATAGCATCGTGAGTTCTGAGGACATCTCGTGTCCTTACACATTGTAATGTCTGCCATCTTTACATCACTTGAGGTTTGTTAAGTTCAAATATCTCATAAGTATAACAAGTATACTCACTTCCGTATGCTTTGTCTAGCATAGTTACATATGCTTTTGCTGCTTTATCCGTGTCAAAGATAGCAATCAGCGTGTCATGTCCCTCATAAGGAACAAGAGATGTTTCATAACAAGCATAAAGTTTCATTTTAGATTCAACCACAGCCCCACCTGAGCAAAAGCATATCCAGTCCAAATCATTCCGTTAGCTGTCTCACCTTTGAGCCATTGTAGCACACCTACGATGAGATAGCCAATCCCTGTTGCTCCTACGATCAAGTGTTCAATCGTCACTATGAACTCCATATTCTGCTTCAATCAAGTTAGCGGCAACATGCCAATAGTTGTGTTGCCCTTTTGCTGCTTCGTGCTGGATCATTAACAAAGCAACACAGTCCTTTACGGCTTGTTTATAGCCTTGGTTAAATCCTCGCCACCTCTCTTGTGAGTTTTTCACTCCCTCAGGCGTCATAGGAACAGCATAGGCCTCTGCTCCACGCCACTTTTGATAGTTGTTGTGATCTCCACTCATTTCAAGAACTCCTTGATGTCGTCGTAGATGTCTTTGCGAGCATAGTTGTCTGTCAGTAATCGACTCCACCCGGCGTACCTCATCTCTGTCTCAGCACGGTGCAAAAGATCCATCGCACGGTCTAGTTCTTTTGCGTGTACATCTAATAGGCGGATGTATGTGCCACACTTGTCTCGCCACTCCTGCTCAACCCTGTTGATGATCTTCCAATGGTTCACCATAGGACCTCCTCAGCTTCATCCAAACGCTTTACGCTCATACCTGCCCCCTTGCGCGAATAATGGCGGCTTTGCTTCGGATCCATGCGACAGCAGGGCTTGGCTCCATCTCTCTGGCCATGTCGTCTGCCATGTCATCTAGCACCTTCGCACAGGCCTCTCGCTCTTCCGCAGCGGCCCACGAAGCAATAAGGGCGGCGAAGCGTTCAAGCTGTTTCACAGAGAACATCCATTGATTCGGCTCATCGCCTGCATAGTGGACATACCCAAGCGCATCAGCCTCCCGCGCCATTTCAATAATATCATCTTTAGTCATTGCAGTCATCCTCTTGATGTTGCTTCACAGGCTCCTCTTTAGGCTTCTTAGCGAATATACGATCCCATCCTTCCTCGTAAGCCTTCTGATCCTGTTGCTTACGTGGTGCATCACCTTTACCTCCGTCACTCATTTTCATAGTGTTTCCTCTTCAACTTCTTCCATACGTCCTGTATTGAGATTATAACTCAAAGTTAGTGCTGGTCCGGTGGCACCTGAATAACGGTTTTTTGCAACTGCCACTCTAGTTTTATGTCGCTCAGATTCATTTTCAGCCATGGAGTTCCTTTCCAATGTAATGACTGCATCGCTGAGTTGTGCAATCGCTCCAGATCCTCTAAGCTGACTGAGCGATACAGCCTGTCCGTCTTCATGTCCTGCATTTCCTTGTGGCCTCCGTAGGTGTGATACACAGATAAGAGTAACTTCCAGTTCCTGTACCAGTGTTCGTAGCTTCGTCATCATGTTGTCTATGGCTTTACGCTCATCTCCATTATCCAGCCCAGATACAACAATAGAGATGTGATCAAGAAAAATAACACGACAGTCACACGCTTTAGCCATGTATCGGATTCGATTTGCAATATTGTCAACGTCACTGCTACCAAAGTGATCGAAGAGATAAACACGGTTAGTCCCCAGAGTTGCATCGAAAGCCTCCTTCAATTCCTGTTCAGTCACTGGCGTATCAGGCAAATGTAACAGCTTGTTAGCGTGCAAAGACATGATACTGCGTGCAGTCTTCCTCGTGGATTCCTCCAAAAATAGACCACCAATGTTCCACTGCGTAGTCTTGAGCAAATGGTACAGAATCTCGCGAAGGAATTGACTCTTACCAAGTCCGCTTCCGGCAGTAACCGTAATCAGCTCAGCTCGCCGGAAACCGTACAGCAGCTTGTTAAGCCCCTTCCAAGGATACTGCGCTTCCGCTACAGGCTCAGGCTTACAGATTTCCTCCCACAGATCAGCAGCATTGACGATACCGTCAGGAATGTACGTCTCTGCCTTCCACCATTCATTGACAAACTCTTTCGTAGCTCCTGCTTGCAAATACTCACAAGCATCTTTGTAACCACTCTTGTGCTTGACAATCTTGGCTTTCTGTCCAAACAGCTCAGCAACCTCTTTAGCTGCCTTCTGCCCCGGTTCATCAGCATCAAAACAGATGACGATGTTCTCGAAGCTATTGAGCCACTCGTATTGGGCTTTGCAGTCCTTCAGGGCTGCTTGTGCTCCGTTTCTAATGCTGACACTGGGCCATTGAGACCCGGTAAGTTGATAGCCTGCAAGCGCATCCAACTCTCCTTCGTAGACGGTGACATACTTACCCCCCGTGTGGAATAGTTGCTGTCCGAACAGAAGTGCGGAATTGAAAGACCCCTGAATGTTAAAAGTCTTATCTTCAACTCTCCGTCTCTTTGCAGCGACGATACTTCCTCCGGCATCAGCGTAAGGGTAATAGTGATGTTCTCCATCTTGGGTTACTCCAAATTTCTCACAAGTTTGTTGAGTGATTCCACGATCAGGGATTGATTTTACCGTTCCCTTCAATTCAACCTTTTTTGTAGGTGATCCCGCTGGCGCTACTGCGTCCCTCATAACTGATCTTTCTTCTATCTGGTTCTCCTGCTCAGTCTTGCCACAAGAGAAACAGTGGGTGTGCCCATCGTCATAGAGACTGTTGGCGTCTTTGCTCCCGCAATGTTCACAGGGGATGTGCTTAATGAACTTGGATTGATTCTTTTCCATGACTGTCATGCCTGCCCCCTTGACGAGGTTTCACCTCTGGCTCGGATGGCGGCTGCACATTGCTCTGCCTCATTACAAGAATCGTCATCCATATCAAACAAAGATTCACACACCTTCGCGCACGCCTCGCGCTCCTCCTGTATAGCCCTGTTGATGCGACCAAGCCAAAGCTCTGCGCGGTCAAAACCAGCCTCGCGCTTGACTTCTTTCTCAACAATGGAGGCGAAGAGTTCGAGATACTCGTTTAGTTTTCCGCTGGTGTAAGTGCCACCAAGGCTGTTGAAATCGAACCCAGCCTCCCGCGCCATGCGGATGACGCTTTCTCTGTCGATGTTCATGCCAGCCCTCCGTTCTTCTCGCGCAGCTTGGCTTCGATGGCGCGGGCGATACCTACCCGGTACTCCCGGCTTACCGGCCTACCGTTGTGGTAAAAGTGGTTCGTCAACAAGTCGATTTCGGCGTCTGGGAGTGATACCCATTGCCGCTGTGCTGTGGGTTGTCTGGTAAAGGCAGGGTGTGGCGTCATGACGATTGGAGCCGATGCGTCAATAGTCATCCTTGGCCACGCCACCGGCTCCTGCTGTGTTGGCTGCTCAAGTGCGCGGCTATTGCTCGTCAAAGCTACGCGCAGGTCGGCAAGAACAACCTCCACATGAGGCAACAACTCATTGCCCTTCTTCGTAACGTCTTGAGGATAGCTGTCGTAAAACCACGCCAGCGCGTTGCGCGTTTCTTCCAACGCCTCCAGCGCCAGCTTAAGAGCTTCTACGGTACTACGTACCTCATCCTTAGTAGTCATTCTCTTTCACCTGTCTTTTAAGTTCATCTTCATTGCGATAGATTTCCATCTCAATGTGCCGCCATTGTTCATCGCTCAGTACATCATTGATGGTTACCCAATATTTCGCAAGGCTTGGATCTGGCGTAGGAAGCAACGCTATGACTTCCATGCCTTCCCAGTCAGGTTCTTCTCCGTACCAGTCAAACAAGACAGTAACGGGTGTGTTTTCAATGTTCATGTTCAAAGACAACATAGCATTACCTCATGGAGATTTTAACCAATGTCAAGACACCAATGATAACAGACACAATCATTCTTCGTCACCCTCAAAGTTACTTTTTAGTTCGACTTCAAGGTCGTCAGTGCGTAATGCTTTGTCTATGTCTGTTAATACTTTAGTGTAACCATATCGACGGATAAGGCTACAGACATCAGACAAAACCCAGTAGTAGAACGCTTCTTCCAGCGTAGCGTCTTGATCATATTCAGCCATTTTAAGCCTCATTGATGAAAGTTAACAAAAGATAGACAAAACATCTTCATGTCTACCAAAGTTGGCATGATTCTTGCTATACTATAAAGGTACTTTAGAAGTTCTTAAGTGTCTAAAGTAACTTTATATGTATAACTATAAATAGTATTATATTTATGTTTCTTCTTCTTCATCGTTTCCTTTAGAGTATTTATTATACTCCTGTTCTGTCAGTTCGTCAACTTCTTCGTGAATGTCCATGTCAGCAATAAGGTCTTTTCTAGCCTTCACTGGCAATGGTACATCGTGAGCAATGTCACTCAGACAATCCAGACAAGTGTCCAAGTACTCACCTGTGACAGCGTGTTTGAGTGTTGTCTCATAGTCAGACAGTCGTTTATTACAGCACGTACAACGAATTTTAGGTTCCTCACAATCTTTCAGTTAGAAAATTCCAAGCCTTTAGGCGCATTTTTGTATCCTTTGGCTACCTAGCCCTTAGTCGGTTGAAAAAACAGCTCTAAAGCCCTTTTTAGGGCCTTCTCGACCCATTCACGCATCTAGCCAACCTCCGATGATGTAAAGAACCACCACAAAAGCCAGCAAACCAGTCAATTTAAGTTGTTCACGCATGGTCAAACCTCCCCGGTGCTATGCACCTCATTCACCCATGTTTGATAAATCCTGTCTTTCAGATATTCAATGAATTTATCACTGAAAGGCCATAGCTCCAATGCCTTTTCACCATATGAAATCTCATTGATAATAACATCTGGACAATCTTCAGCTGAAAAGGTGATAACCTCACCCTCAATCAATAGAGGAATACCTAAGTATTCATCCTCAATGGTGTAGACGTATGATCTCATTGTTCTTTCTTCTCCGCTTCTAGTTTGTAGTGTAGCAGGTCAACAGTATAGCCATAAGCTTTAGCCAATTCGTCCTGGCCTTCATTGTAGGATAGCATCTCAGCTATTTTAGCTTCCTCAATGGCATCCTCTGTGTAGTCCTGTTTAAGTATAAATTCCATGTTCATAATAGTGCATCCTCAATGTCAGGGTCAGACATTACAACTTCGTATTGTGTCAACTGTTTAGGTGCTGGTGCTGTCTCTAACGCGACACTTTCAGGTGTTTGTACTCCGTTGACGTACTTAAAAGGCCAATTCATTGCTTCACCTTCCGTACCGTAAACAGATTAAGACAATCCCCACGTTGATAGCCTGTCACTTCACCAGTATCAGGGTCAACGATGGGTTTGTCATCGCCGTAGTCATTACATTCTAGCCAATACATGGCCGCTGCACGTTCTTGGAATCTAGCCGCGACAATGCCCGATGATTTGAATTGAACTGTATACATGGTCAGGCCCCTTGCACAATAGAACAGTTCTTAAACAATCTAGCATGGGCGCGATATATCATACCACTACCGCCAGCCAGTCTAACATGCCATCCACGCCTAGGGCCGGCACTAGCTACTAGGATGTATTCCCGGCCATAGTCAGGCGCGAATGCTACCCGCATACCCGGTGCAAGCTTTATAGTCTTTTTAGCCTTAGCGTTAGCCCGGCATCGTGCGCGCCAGTCTCTCGCCCATTTAGCCCCTAGGCTATCATCGTTAGTGTCAATAGGGCAAAGCTTATCAAGCTTATCAATGATACGTAAGGGCGCGTTAGCGGCATTAGGGCCAGCTGCTTCGCCTATGTCCTTATAGCCGAATTCGCCAGTACGTTTAGAACGCCTAAATAGACATACCGTACCGTGATATCGTGTACCAGTATCGGGCGACACCGATTCTAGGATAGCGTACCATACGTTACCCCTAGTCGCGCTATCAATAACGCGCCAGAATGTACCATTAGTGCCGGTGCAATTGAATTCTCGCTTAAGCATAGAATCCGCCGACATTGCAGCATTGTCAGGATAGAAAACCCAGCCCATAGTTATCCCCTTATTTGATACCGCAAAGCTTTTTAAGGGCAAGCTTATGCACCTTAGCATTGTTACCGCGATACCCGCTAGCATTCGCTAGGAAATAGGCGACAATACTCTTACCGCTATCATACCCGTAGCTATCGCTAGGGCTATCAAGGGATAGCATAGCATCGAGATACGGTTTTGCAGCATAGTTAACATTCGGCCATTCGCGTTTAATTTGACGCGCAATTGTGCTAATGCTTTGCAAGCTTTCCATTTTGGTGCATCCTATAAAG